AATAGACGAATGGATACATCTGGATTGTATTTTAAAGAAGTTACAAAAATTGAAATATCTTCAAAAAGAAATTTTATAAAGTCTTTATTTAAGAGATGATAATAGTTTATGGAGATAGTCATGGATATTATAGTTTTAAAAACGCAAAAATAAATATTAATACTATGATAAAATACGGAATTACTATGTTTAGAATTGGTAGAGATAATACAATAATAAATTTTAATAAAATACAAGATGATAAATCAGATAATATATTATGTTTGTGTTATGGAGAAATAGATTGTAGAATACATATTTCAAACCAAATCAGTTTAGGAAGAAATGAAGATGATATAATTTCTAGCTTAGTTAGTAAATATTTTACGACTCTGAAAAACAATATAACTATTTGTAAGAATATTATAATTGTTGGTATTATTCCAACAAAAAGACATGTTGATTTTGATAAACATTTTAATTATGTTGAACATAAAATAGAAGACTGGATGCGAGGCACTGATGAAGAAAGAGTTAGATATACTAAAAAGATGAATACTTTGATTGAAGAACAATGTAAAGTTAATAACTATATCTATTTTAATCCTTATAAGTATTACGAAAATGACGATGGAACTTTAAAATATGAATTTTCTGATCCATCAGTACACTTAAAAAATAATGTTTTTTTTCTTCAAGAATTTCAGAATTTATTAATTAAACATAATTTTAAGTATAATGATAATAGTCCAATGAATTATTTAGTAAAAAGAATATTTAAAAGATAATAATGGAACTTATAGAAAAGGTAGTCTATATAAATCTAGAAAGACGTAAAGATCGCCTTGAACAAATACAACAAGAATTATCTATATTTCCTCCTGAAAAAGTTCAAAGATTTAATGCAATTTCACATGAAAAAGGTTTAATTGGTTGTGTTAAATCTCATATAGCAGTTTTGGAAATGGCCATTTTACAAAATTGGAAAAACGTTTTAATTGTTGAAGATGATATGAAATGGTCTAACTTTTCGGAAGTCATCTTGCGTAACTTGTTATCTCAACCGTATGATGTTATTGGATTAGGTGGAACTTTTGTAAGGTATAATAAACATACTTATAAAGCTTCTTTTTTTTCAACTACCACTGCATATGTTATCTCAAATCATTATTATTCGGTATTACTTCAAAACTTTAAAGAAGGTTGTCAAAAATTAATAGAAAGTTATGAACCTCCAAAATACGCACTTGATAGATATTGGCAACAAATACAATCAAGAGATGATTGGTATATTATTATGCCACCAATTTGTATACAAAGACCATCATATAGTGATATAGAAAACACAAATGTTAATTACAATTCATTATTTAATTCAAAAACGAAAAAGTCTTTTCTAGATAATTTAAGAAGATAAAATGTCTCTTGAAGTTGTTGTTGGTCCTATGTTTTCAGGTAAATCAAGTTATGCGTTATCTTATGTAAGAAGACAACGCGCAATTGGAAAATTAGTTTTAATAATTAAACCAAAAATTGATAATCGATATTCTTTAGAAAATGTTATGGTAACACATGATAATGAACGTCTTTCATGTGTTGTTTGGGATACAAGAGATATGTTATGTTCATTTACAGATTTCAATTATGATTGTTATGTTATTGAAGAAGCACAATTCTTTCAAGGTCTAAAACATTTCTGTGAAATCCTTTTAGAACGTTCTAAAAACATTTTAGTTGTAGGTCTAGACGGATGCGCAAAACAATGTAAATTTGGAGAAATTCTTGATATTATACCTCTTTGTTCATCTTTGAAAAAATTGAACGCTTTGTGTTTTCTATGTAAAGATGGAACTTTGGCACCTTATACAAAAAGCAATAAAGTTCCAGAATCTCAAATTGATGTTGGAGGTGCCGAGAAATACGTAGCAGTTTGTCTAAGACATCTTACAAATGAATAAGAAGTACTTTATTGAATTAGCAGGAACAGTTGCTTTTTTATACTCTTTATTATTATCAGAAGGAAATCCTATAATAATATCCATAGTATATTTTGCAGTATCTATGATTGGTGAAGGAATTACCACTGGATATTTTAATCCTCTTGGATCATTTCTTATGTTTTTTATTGGAAGAATAACATTTGAAGATTTTATGTATAATATAGCAACACAACTTATAGCTATGGGATGTGTAGCAATTACATTTTTGCCTATTAAGACTTACATAGATCTTGCTTCGTAATTATTAATATGAGTTTATACGTATACGTAAAAGATGAAAATCACCGTTCAGATATGCGAGAATTTCATAAAAGTCGTAGACTTACAGATTCAGGATTTGATTTATTATCACTTCCTCAAACTTTAGAAATGCCAATTTATAATAAATATGCTTTGGGATGTGAAGTAAAAACAGGTATTCATTTTGCTGCCTTAGATGGAGAAAATCCTGTTCCATATCTTTTAATAGCAAGATCATCAACTTCATTAACACCTTTAAGAATGTCGAATCAAATTGGATTGGCGGATGCTGGATATCGTGGTGAATTAATTGCAAGAGTTGATTGTTTTACGCCTGCTGACACATATGAAATTCCAAGAAATCGTAGATTGTTTCAAGTATGTCAATATAACTTTTTGCCGTGGAAAGAAATTGTGTTTGTAGATAATTTGGAAGATTTACCTACTGCTCCTGATAATCGTGGAGAAGGTGGATTTGGGAGTACTGGTAATTAAACAACGTTACGGATTATAATTAATGAAATAGCGTCATGAATTATAGCACCCCAATATGCAGAATACCATGTAGTTTTAAATCCTAAAATTGATATAACAATAACTACAATTGACCTTAAAAATGTATTTATTAACAAATTTGGTGTGGGTATAAACAATATATCCATTTATACTAAGACAATAATTCTGGCGAGGTCGTTTAAGGATTTTTTTAAGATAATTTTTTTTCTTGCTGTGGAATATAACAACAATATGGGCGGTGGTTTAATGCAACTTGTATCTTATGGTGCACAAGATGTATACATTTCCGGTAATCCTCAGATTACTTTCTGGAAGATTCTTTACAAGCGTCACACTAATTTTGCCGTAGAATCTATTGAAGTAACTTTTAACGGTCAGGCCGACTTTAACAAGAGCGTGACCGCTGTAATTAATCGTAATGCGGATTTAATGTATAAGACGTACGTTCAGGTTGTATTGCCCCGTGTAACTCCTACTGCTGCAAGTACTGCTGCTGCTCGATGGGTCAACTACATTGGTCACCGTCTAATTCAACAAGTAGAGGTTGAAATTGGTGGCCAGAGAATTGATCGTCAATATGGTGATTGGATGCAAATCTGGACTCAGCTCGCAACGGATGCCGGAACTGTAGATGCTCTAAATTCTATGATTGGACACACCCCCCAACTTGCATTACCCACCCAGGCCACCGGTTATTCTCTACCCGCCCCTTGCTCTTCCGCAGACGCACCTGGTTCTTGTGCTCCTCTCAATGCTCTTCCTGATACGACTTTGTACATTCCTCTCCAATTCTGGTTCTGTCGTAACCCTGGTCTAGCAATTCCTTTGATTGCTCTACAATACCATGAAGTGCGTGTAAACGTCCAATTCCAAAGTGTCCAAAACTGTTGCTGGGCAACAACTAGTGCACCGACAACAACTGCTGGGAGTGGTTTCGCCGCATACGGATCTCTCCTTGCTGCATCTTTATGGGTAGATTATTGCTACCTTGATACCGAAGAGCGTCGCCGATTTGCTCAACAATCTCATGAATACCTAATTGAACAGGTACAGTTCACTGGTGCAGAATCCATTACTTCTTCTTCTAACAAGATTCAACTCAACTTTAACCACCCCGTAAAGGAACTATTCTGGGTTGTACAACGTGATTCTTTTGTTGATTGCTCAGCTACTTCTTCTATAAATACAAGTCTATACGGTCCTCAACCTTTCAACTACTCTGATGATTTTGATACGTCTATCTGGGCATTGAGTGCGGGATCTGATAGCATTGGCACTAACATTCTTCAGGGATCTAGTCAGGCAACTTCTCTCGCATATGCTGGGACTGGTGTACCCACTAACGCTGGTGCACTTCCTACTGCCGGAACTGTAGAATACCTACTTCCTTTCCTACTTTCTAAGGTAATTCTTGCATCAGGTGTACGTTGTGAAGGTAAGAACCCTGTAGAAGTAGCCAAGCTTCAACTAAACGGCCAAGATCGTTTTACGGAACGTGAAGGGTCTTATTTCGACACTGTTCAACCTTACCAACACCACAGCCGCACTCCTTCTCGTGGTATTAACTGCTACTCTTTTGCTCTTCGCCCTGAGGAGCACCAGCCTTCTGGTACTTGCAACTTTTCTCGTATCGACAAAGCTACTCTCCAACTAACCGTATCCGTAGCAACCGTAGCGGGATCAAACACTGCGCAGGTACGAGTATATGCTCTCAACTACAACGTTCTTCGTGTAATGTCTGGTATGGGTGGTCTCGCATACTCCAACTAAACGTGATATTTTTTAGTATATTTTGGTAATTAATTAGATTTTGTAAAAAATACATTTGAAATTGAAAATTCAAAATCAAATGTATAAATATAAAATGTGGGAGTTTGTAGATAAATTTATTTACATAAATTTAGACCATCGTCAAGATCGTCGAGATATTATGAAAACCTTTTTTGAAAAAGGACAAATTCCACAAGATAAGATAGTAAGATTTCCTGCTATAAAACAAAATTTTGCTCCTAAAGGTATTCAAGCAAGCCATACATCTGTTTTAGCATTAGCTAAACAAAATAAATGGAAAAATATTCTTATATTAGAAGATGATTTACAATGGTTAGATTTTGAACATTCTTATAAACAACTAGAAGAATTAGTTTCAAAACCTGATTGGAATGTTATTATGTTATGCGGTTGGTATATTGATTATAGAAATCCAAGA